GTTGTCCATCTGGATTTAGATTTGGATAGTTAGTTAATGGTGGAGAGTTAGCTAATGGTGGTAACGAAGAAATTGAAGGTGGTACTATTTGCGTACCAATAAGAGGTTTAGAAAAATCGTTTACTGGCATAGGTTGTGGTGCTACTGGCATAGGTTGTGGTCTTATTGCTGGGCGTATCATTAAGCTAGGGTCTTTTCTACCACCGGGTTGTATTCTACCCCCTTGTTGAAAATGAGGTAATGTTTCACGTGGAACATTTAAAGGACCTTGGCCCGCGTAGCGAGGAAGGCTGGTTATTCCCATCATTTTAGGTCCCACTGCTCTGTCTCCTCAGTTTAGGTAAATATTAGTCTAACATATATTAACCGTAATACGCATTAACTTTCAAGCGTTCGCCGGCGTTGTCAAAACCCCAATCATCCGTAGGTGTTTGCACAAAATTACCTTGTCTATAACGCAGCAAAGCTTGTGTCATGCTGTCTACTAAATCGTCATAACGGCCGTTAGGAAAAGCCGCACATTCTTCAATTAATTCGTCTGCCCAAGGTTCATCCGGAGCCCAAACCATACCGGCTTCAAACAAAGGAGAGATAGCGTGCACTCGAGAAATTTTATCATTGCCTTTACTGGGCGTAAAATTAATAACCGGGATACCCATTTGACGTAATTCTTGCGTTAACGGCGTACCGGACGCTTTTGCCTCAATAATAACGGTCTCTGGGTCCCAAAAATCGTATTGTTCTTTAGCTATCGCTTTTAGCTCAGGAAAATCCCAGCGTCCTTTCTTTACATCTAACAAAATAATAGCCGGTTCGCCCCCTATTTCCTGTGGATAAAACACACCCCAAGTAGTAATGGCACTAAAATCAGCCGTTTCTTTCTTAGAAAACGCGGTATCGTAGCTTTGGATAACGTATTGTAAGCTAGGCACCTCTACTTTTTTCCATTTCTTCCACCACTCGCGTTTTAAAATAGCCAAAGTTTCCGAGGTTGGGTTCTGTTGATACTGTGCGTTCCATTTATAGGGCGGTACGGACGCTTTTACCCCTAGCAATTCGTCTTTTGACCAAAACTCCGGCCAGCAAGGGTTTCCAGACGGCATCAAAGCGGGTAGTTCTACTACCTCCCATTGATCGGCTATCGGGTCTTTAGCTTGCGCCCGCATCAATTGTCCCGTCATGTCTTTTTCTGACCACCGGGTTTGAACTAATACAATAGCACCTCCCGGCTGCAACCGTTGACGAGGGCCACCGGTGTACCAGTCCCAAGCTTGATCGAAACCGTTGTTAGATAACGCGGTTTGTTCCGAGTGCGGGTCATCAATAATAATTAAATCACCACCCCGTCCCGCTAAGTTTGAACCAACGCCCACGGCGTAGTACATCCCACCACTTTTTGTGTCCCACCGACCGGATGCTTTACTGTCTGCGGCTAGTTTTGTTTTTGGAAAAACCGTAGCGTATTCATCTGTTTCTAATAAGTTTTTAACCTTACGTCCGAAGTTAACAGCAAGTTCCGTGGTGTGTGTTGCTTGAATAATTTTCATGGCGGGATTTCTACCGATCATCCAAGCGGGAAACAAGAAACTAGCAAACTCACTTTTTGTGTGTCGAGGCGGCATATTAATAATCAATCGTTTAATTTTGCCATTCGCAATATCTTCTAGTTTTTTTGCAATAGTTTTATGGTGATTGCCTAAAATAAATTCGGGCCACATCGCTTGGACAAAATCTAGGAAATTATTTTTACTGTTCTCTACTTTGTCTAATTGAGCTAACCGTAGCTTTAAACGTAATAATTTTGTTTCATCTTCAAAGATATTCATGGGGCAAAAACTTTAAATAATTTTTCCCACTCTACAAAAGGACCTTTAAACTCAGCAACTTCTTGAGAACCTTTTAAACCATCCATAACAAGATTAACCGCTTCTTCGCCTTTAAAAATTAAAATACGAAAATCTTTTTCATTTATCTTCTGGTGCTTAACCAAAACCCAAACGCTGGCATGTTGGTGGCGCGTCATAAAAGCAACTTGGTGCGGACGCAAGCCTACCTTATTGCCGTTACAAAACTTTAATTCTATTAAATGAAACCTACCTTTTTCATCACAGAGCATGACGTCTGGTACACCGGGCAAGGCCCACGATTCTAATCTAGTGGGTAGTATTTTTGGTCGTGTCCGCTTCAAAGCTTCCCGGACTTGTTTCCACAGTCCCGATTCCTTCGGCGTCGCGGTTGCTGGTATCTGTTTGTTTTTCACTGGACGGGCCATAAGATTTTATTTCCTCGATAGCTTTTAATACTTCTTCTTTGCTCATTTGGTCTATGCTGCCGTGCCGAACTTCACTTTTGCTTATGTAAATATCACCTTGGGCTTGCCCTCGACGATACTCGGCTTGTACGGCTGCAGAGTAAGCTCCATTGCTTAATGCTTCATCACGAATTCTCTGTAGTTCACGAACATGTCTGCCGTACGTTACGCCAAACTTTGCATCAAGCTCATTACGATAACGTTTAATTTCAGCAACAACATGCGGGCTTATATCAGGGTTTGTTAGTTCATATGCTCTTGTGTGGGAAGAACTCACCGAGTAACCAGCATTAATTGCCGCCTCTCGTAAAGTTATGTGACCGTCGTTGGCAACCAACTCACGAACAAATAATTGTTGCATACGAGTTAAACGTGTTTTGGATGATAACCCCGGACGTCCATTTTTTTTAATTTTTTTCTTGGCCATTGGAAAAAAATATTAAATTTTTTTGGACCGAAAAACAAGCTAAAAAAATATTAAATTATTGTCAGTTAATCTTATATCGTTTTTAACTGTACCGTTTGTACGAAACCGAGTTATAACCGTCGCTCCCTAGCTACCTGTGCGTCGCTCGTAAGTCGTTGATTTATAAGGAATTTGACCATAATACAAAAAGCATGCTTCTGGGACTCTAGCCTTTAATCTAATGAAACCTAGTCACGGTACGCGGTGCGCGAATCAATCCACCGAGTTATGCACAATGCGCAAAAGTGCGCGGGGCCAGTGATCAAGAAATATACAGCGCAGTTGGAGGTCACGGAATAAAAGGTTGGCCGCTCCCGTCCTGGCTGTATAACTTTGTGGATTGATGGCCCATAATTTGGCGGTTATCCACAAGCCGTGCGGCGGGCATGTTCGGCAGCCGAAACACCGCTGAAACCCGCATAACTATGGGCTTCTGTGTTCGATAGCTGATACTCGAGTGCCGTCCAAATGATTCTGGGGCACTGTGCGCCCCGTTTTTGGGTGAATCGGGGCTAATCTAGGGGCACGGCTCGCGGTGGTAGGTTTTGGATCATGCTCGAGGGTTCGAGGGCGGCTGGTTTCACTGATAAACATATAGCCCGATATCACCCACCCTAGGGCAAGGGGCGGGACAAGATCGCGGCTTAAATCGCAAACTATGAACACGTTATCCACAACTAAAAACCGCACTGGTCAAAAAACGTACAAATTGAGTTAATTTAAAAACCGCTAAAAAAAACCGCTAAACTAAGGGATTTAATTTTTGACCGGGGCAGCATTCCTCCCAGGCTTTTATCCACAGCAGCTTGTTTTTTGGGCCCATGTTATCCACAGACCATCCACAGATTCGAGGCAAAAGAAAACCCGCCGAATGGCGGGCTTAATTGTTGGGTCATTATCGACGTTTATATATTGCGCATGTACTCGCTCAGTCGATCGGGATCGGGTGGGTTATCGATCACGTTTAGCGTGTCGCTGACTAGATCGATCGCGTCGGTGATCAGTTCGTCGGTCAACTGCTTCAATTCCCATGTCGAGAAAGCCGCAACAATCGATTTTTGAGCGTGCCCGTATGAGCATGCATATTCATGGGCGATATAGCTGGTGAATTGATTGATGACGAATGCCCGCATTTTTTTGCGATCAGGATAAGCGGCATTAATGCGCTCGATATTGTGCTGATAAGTTTGATAACCATCATCGGCATAATTGCCGTCGATCCACATTCTAAAATTACGGCGGTCGATATGATTACAGCAATCAATAATATTAGCGCCGTCAGTATATGAACTGGTCGCGGTAAGATCGTTTTTTATGCGCTCGGATATACTCATACTTCACCCCCTTCCCATTTTTTAAACGCGGTGTTTATTTCTGCGCTTGTCGGCGCTTCCCACGGTTGCCGGTTAGCCGGATAAAGCAATTCATCAATCGCGGCGATAAGATCAAATAATTTCTCGCCGCTATCGCTCGGATCAGCGTGAAAATTAACGGCATTCTCATCAATCAATTTCTCGAGA